GATGACCTTGAGGCGGGCAGTCGTAGGAAGGCCAGTGCCCAGCTCGACGCCAAGCGCGGCGTCGATCGTCGCTTTCTGAAACCCGGCCTCGCTCGCGCTGAACTCGGTCAGCTCGTCCACGAGCTGGTCGTGGACCTCCGCATAGACGGCGCTGTTGATCGCTTTGATTTCCTCGAGGAGCCCTTTCAGCCGCTCAGTCGTCTTGGGGCCGGTGTCGTAGCCGCGTTCCTTGATCGCGACGAGGCGGGCGGCCAGCTTCTCCAGAATGTCCTCGTCCGCGCTGTTGAGGAGGCGGATGATCTTGTCGCTGAGCCCGCGGCCATAGGCGTTCAACGCGAGGGCGTGCCTAATGGCGCGGTCCTGTAGCTCCTCGTTGACCGACACGGCTTACAGCCCGAACGCAGGGCGGTCCGCTACCTGAGATTGGGCGCGCTCCGCCTCCGCAGCGGGATCCAACGTAGAGGGCAGCACCTCGCCGTCCTTGAGGGCCTGAAGGTAGGTTTCCAGCGTGATCGTGCCGTTCAGGTAGTCGTCGCGAAGCTCTTTATGCTCGGCGGGCGAAATACCAGCGGGGGTGAAATCGCTGTTGAGCGAGAACTGAACATCGGAGCCATCAACCCAACGGGCGAACAGCTTGACTGCCTTCTCCAGACTTGTGGAAGCCTCAGCCGCAAAACCAGCGAGCGTGGCGTTCTCCGCAACACGACGAAGCAAAATGGTTTCGACGGCTTCTGGTGCTGCCTTCTCAGGAGCAAGGATCGAATGGCCGAGCGTCGATAGGTCGGTCTTTAGGTCCGCCAGCTGCTTGGTCAGCAACTCCGCATTCTTGGGATCGAAGGTGAAGTAGTGTGGTTGTGCGTCGCCCTTCATCTCAATAACGACATTGGGGCCAATGTCCCACATGGGATCAATCTCGTCGCCGTTCGCGTCTTTCTCGCGCTGGAAGTTGGACACGAACACAATCGGCCCGCTCGTCTGCCACGTCATGTTCGCCAGCAGGCCACTCAACAGGTAGTGGTCTAGGTTCATGTCCGCCGTGCTCTCAAGGAGGCTAGGTGATGGACATGGGCTCCCGTCCTTGCTGTCGAGGAAGAAGGGGATTTCGGTTAGCGGTTGACCGTTGATCGTTGGGATGCTGCGCTCGAAGCGGTTTTTATCGAACTGGCCGCCATCGTCTGCCTTGTAGATGCGCTGCTCGTAGAAGCCGTCATCATTGATGAGCAGCTGGCGCACGCGAGTGCCGTCCTCCTCAAGCAGGCGGACATGGACTAGCTGGTGGTTCTGACCAACCGGGCCTTCCGTGACCTCTAGAATGCTCTCTGCCCTGTAGAGCGAGACGCGAGGGCGATAGCCGAGACGATCCGCATTCGCCGCGTTGAGGTTTTTGAACTGATCCCTTGGAGGATGATCGACTAGCAGACCAGTGAAGTAGGTAGTCATCTTTTCTCGGGTGAACTCGCGAGCCAACTCAGTGAGAGAGCGGTTGCGAGGAGTGATCGACCTCGATAGCAACGCAACCCTATCGCTTGTCGTGACGAACTGCTCTGGCTTGCGGAAAATCAATCCCTCAATACCCATCGCGATCTTAGCGGTCGCGGGGTAGAAGCAAGTGGACATCAGGTGGCGCTTGTAATGCTCCGGGCCATCATCAACGCGGATTTTGGGCAAGTAGCACTCGCCGCGCGCCTTAACAGCGTCCTTCCCGGCGATGAAGTCTCGGTTCGTCCTCCACCTGTTATGCCAGCGGGCAATTTCTGGAGTGGGGCAGTTGATCGGTAGTGCGGCATTATCCATGCCAATACTTATCGGCGGCGACCAGTATCCCTGCCGACGCGCATACCGGGGACTACCTGCCTCTCACCGTGTAGGTTCATCAACTCGGTAATGCCCCAAACTACCGCGTCCATTCGGTCAGGCGAGCCCTTGAAGTGCGGAGAGCCAAACTCGCACATCTGGCTTTCCAGTTCAGGCATGGTGCCTACGTGCTTGACCTTTGCGCGCTCATACTCCGCTGAAACTGGTTCCGCGCGACTGCGCTTACCACCTACGCTGCCATCTGCGCTAACGAACTTGATCGGAATGCGCTCGTCATGCTTCCGCATCGTGCTCTCCAGCCAATCGTTCGGGCCGTTCTTCTCCATCACGACACGACAGGCGCCCCAATCCTTGTAAGCCTGAATGATAGTCTCGCAGACGGTATCAGGAGTCGCCTTTATACTCAGATCGGCCAGAACATAGACGATGCCCAGCCGGTCAATGCCCTGGACTGTAATGCCGCTGTAGTCGCTGTTCTTGTTGCTGGTGGAGGCCGGGTCACAACCAACCGTGACACGCTCTAGCTGAACATCCATTGTGTCCTTGAGCCAAGCAAGCGTCTCCCTGGGCGTCATTTCTGCGCCCTCGTTGTTCTTCGGCTTGGTCAGGCGGTGCTTGTCGAAGTCCTCTTGAAAGAACAGTCCATTGGTGTTCTCGTCCGCCCACTCACCAATGAGGTAGCGCATACGATGTTGGCGGCTACCCGCTGCCTGAACGTCCAAGTAGTCATCAGTTAGGTTGTGGAGGTTCGCAGTTGTGTTGAGCTTCGCATGAACCCACTGCTCTGCCCTCGGCATGGGCTCATTCTCGCCAGGGATCACTTTGCGAATGAACGCCTGATAATCCCAATCCCCTTTCCACCTCGGGTTACAGTCGTAGAACATCTTGTTGGCGAGGCGCGAACCATCGTGCCGATAAGCGACATAACGAAGTCTGCTCAACAGGGTGGAGACGTGGGAGTATTGGAACTCGTTACACTCATTGAGCCAGATTGTGTTGAACTCGTTACCGAGCACCTTCGTCATTCGGTTCTCATCGAGACCGTCAAAGAAGATAATCGAACCGCCGTCATGCGGATTGTCCTTGTCAGGACCATTGGGAAGCGTGACGGTATGGTTGGATAGGCTGATCTCGCACTTCTGGCGCAACCCCGGCCAAACTGTGTCGAGGACTTCATAGAGCGTCTTGTCAAACAGGGTGTCGCGACAACTGCTCAGGGTTAGTCGGAAGATGGCATGACGCGAACCCGGCGCAACAATGGCCCGACTGAACACCAGCCACATAATGAAGAAGGACTTACCCGAACCCGCTGGTCCATAGAACAGGTGGTGCTTGTGGGCGTCTGACTTGGCAAGTGCGAACGCGGCTTGCTGGTCCGCATTCAGTTTGATTTGTGCTCTGATGCCCTTAGTCGCCTCTCCCATGTCGATACTTATTGGAGAGGGGCAGTCTGCTAGTGACTTCTCCCTAGAACGAGCTTACGGCTCAGGACTTCAACTGGAGGAGGGAAGTATGAAGAGGGTGTTGTTGGTGTTGTTGGCGCTGTTGTGGAGTGGCGTGGCGTACGCACAAGAGGCAAAGCCGATCTGGCAGAACCTCACAACAAGCATGACCGAGCAGGACGTAGAGAACTTGCTAGGCAAGACGTGGAAGGGCAACTCGCCACAGGCATACTTGAGGGAGTTCAAGGAAGCCTGCTACCGAATTGGCGATAACAAGTGGTTCGGCTACATTGAGTTCAAAGGGCCGGGTGGCACTATCAGTCGCATTGACGTGACTGCGCGCAATCAGGAAGGCGATGCCAATGCGGACAACATGGAAGCGCAGTTGACCGCCAAGTATGGCAACCCGATTAATCGCAACACCGCGACTGAACGGGCTTCGGTTGGCCGGGACAATCTGGAGATGGACAAGACCACTACGCAGTGGCGGGCCGATGGACTGTTGATCCAGTTGAAGCGGGAGGCCGGAACGCCATACTGGAAACTCGCCTACATCGTCGAAGGTGCGGCTCCTGCTTTGCCGTTGTGAGGCTGGTTCTAGAAAGGTGGAGGAGAAAATCTCAGGGGCCGTGGTTTCTCAGGTGGAGAAAATCGACAACAGGCCCCACACCGCCCACCCTCGACCGAGGAGGGTATATACCCTGGATTTCTCCACCTCCGATCATCCAGCCAGGCGATAGACCGAGGCGCGGTTGCATCCGAGTAGCCGCGCCACCTCATTGGGCTTCATGCCCTCAGACAGCATCGCACGCACCCTCGCAGGGTCAATGCGGGCCTTTCCGCCCTTGTATGCTCCCTTGGCCTTCGCGGCCTCGATGCCCTCTCGTTGACGCTCTGAGCGCAAAGCCGTCTCAAACTGCGCGACGGCGCCCAGGACGCCAAGCATCAGCTGGCCGTGGATGCTGGTGGTGTCGATGCCGCCTTGCTCCACGCAGCGAAAGCCGACTTTTTTAGTCTCTAAAGAAGTAACGAGGTTGTGGAGATCGACGCTGGAACGTGCGAAGCGATCGAGCCGCGTGACGAGCAGCACATCGCCCTCGCGGACGAACTCAATGGCCGCTTGTAGCTGGGGCCGATCAGCCGTTGTGCCAGATAGCTTCTCACTAAAGACCTTCTCGCATCCTGCGGCCTTCAAAGCCTCCAGCTGTATGTCGAGGCTCTGGTCGGTAGTTGATACGCGGGCATATCCTACAAGCATGTTGTCGCATCCTCCTCTATGGGATCAATGCGATTGTGTCGTATGACGCAGAGAGCAAGACCCTAATGCGACTGTGTTGTGGGCGTCGTATGCTGGTAATCCCTGTTGCGACTATGCGGGCGTCTGTAAGGGCCTGTGAGGGTCTTTGGGGACTAAGGGCAGTCAGTATGCTAAGAGGGGCGCATTGACCCTGAGCGGGGCTCGTAGGGGCAAATAGGGGAGGGTTATGCGGAGACTGCTTGTCGCACTAGAGATAATCCTAATCGCAGGGGTGTTGCTCATCGGCTATGTGCAGATGGGACAGACTATCTGGCATTGGATCATCGGATAAGGGAAAGCCTGCCGACATTGCTGCCGACAGGCTCTCTACCAGTGCGACCCGGCAAGGCTCTTATGTAGTCACACGACCCATAGAGCAAATGGTTGTTGACAGAAAACCCGCCGACCAAAAGGCCAACGGGTTTCCCGGTAAAGCATTCCACCGCCAAGTGGTTATTGATCCTTCTTATCTACAGTCTCGGAGGGCTTCACGTCTATATTGGTTTAGACGCCATCATCCCCATTACCCGGCAGAAGGGTGCCGTCGATAACAAAGGGGTCAACTGTCTCGACCTGAACCAACGTCTTGTCGCCGAAGTCCCGACGATTGGTCTTGGACATGAACCAACGGTTGTCCGCCACAAGAGCCTCATCCCTACGGAAGTCGCCAGTGGACATGCGGCCTTGGCGCAGGATGTTATTGTTGTAGGACTTGCCCAGCATGCTGAACATCTCCCACGCCCCTCGCATGTCCTCCTTCAACTCAGGGTTCTCTCGCATCCAACGATAGACAGTGGACACGGCGGGCATGTCTGGCTCGCTACAAATCTCAATCAAGTCCTGATAGGTCGCAACTGCTACCAAGATGCGCTCCCACAACTCAGGACTGAACTTCGTCGGCTGTCCGCGCTTCGGCTTACATGCCTCATTGACAGTCGCTTTGACCTTGCGTGCGCCCTCAGATAGTTCAGCCTGAACGATCTTAGCCGCTTCGCTCTTTGTTCGTTTGTGTGTTTGCTTGGTTTTCTCAGCCATGCCGCTATTTACACGCGGATGCGCCATTCTCGGTGCCAACCCACAATCAGTCGATCAGGGACACGATGAACTTCAAACTCTGCCTGCTTGCTCTCTCCGCCTCTCTGTTCTCTGCTCCTGCGATGGCTCAGCGGGAGGCTGGTGGCTGGTTTATCGCAAAGGGCATGTTCACTCGAACCTCTTGCGCGATGACCAACTTCGCGGAAGCCAATGGCGTAACGAAAGCCATCACTATCGCCTATGATGGTGCCACGGAGGAAGTCCAGGTGTGGGGTGGCAGTTCCGATTGGGTGGACATTGGAGATGAGCGGGGCATCTTCCGTGTCTCGTTCCCGTCTCTTGGCACGCTCTACAGGGGCGAGGGTTACACTTCATCTATGGATAAGGCCGGACAGGGAGCGTTGATCGTCAAGCTCGACAACCCCCTAGTTCTCAACGACATTGCCCGTGATAGCTTCATTCGTGTTGCGAACGAGACTGGCGATAGGGCTGTGCAGATACCGCTGGTGGGAAGCGCAAAGGCTATCGCGGCTCTGCGGCAGTGCGTCATTCGTCAGCTGGATCGCTAATAGGGATTTTGTCCAGAAGCTATGCGGAGTGAGTGATGCCGATTGATGTTTCGAAGCGCCTTGTAGCTCTAGGCGTGGAAGCAGCACAGAGGTTGCCTTCCAAGGTCATCGATGGAGGCCATATCGGGGATGCGGACCTCTGGATTTTGACGCAGGGGTTCGCTGGCGCATTCTATGCCATTTGGGAAAGCCTCTACTCCGTCCAGCATAACGACCCTGTGTTTAAGGCAGTTCTGGATGAAATGCGTCCAGCTCTGAAATCCGAATATGATGCTGTTGCTGGCGTCCTTCGGAAACAGCTCTCCCACAAGGCGTTCACCGCAACTACGCAGTCGATTGTCGAATGGGAAGAGAACTGGCTTAACGACACTATCGAGCCAGTTTACACTCACGTGTTCGCTGAGGTTGTCTCTCCTATGACGTCCAAGCAAGTGACGTTCAACGAGTGGGCTCAGATTATCATGAACTGGTGGGGCAATAAGATGGCTGAGATCGAGCGAGTGTATAACCGTCGCAAAGCTAACCAGGCTAGACTGTCAAAGACGGGTGGGAAGGACAAATGATGGACGAGAGGGTCTACATGGTCTCTGGTGAGGACGAGCTAGGGGATCAGCACGTCCTTATGACGGAGAGCCTGGAACGCGCTAAGGCCGCTTATCTGGACATGAAGGCTCGCTATGGCAAGGTGATGATGAATGATGCGTTGGCCGACGCTCTGGAGGCTATGGACAGGGGCTAGCGGCGGCGTCGCTTGGTCGGGTCTTTCAGGAAATCCCTGACTGCCTTGGGTTGCTTGCCATAGGGATTCCGATCGAAGTCCCTCACGACCTTCTCGGCCTTCGCGCTCGGTGTCTGGAAAGGATTATCGCCGCATTTCGGATTGTAGTCGATCTCCGACACGTTCAGCCCTTGCTTTCGGGCCTTCCGTCGCATGTAGCGCAACTGGCCTCGGGATAGAGGCTCGTATCCTTGATCGCGGAGGTTCTTCTGGATCACAGCCCAGAGGATCACGCAGGCGACCATGACGACCACAACGAGCATTAGAACCGCCGCCCTGCCTTGAAGTCGTGCGCGGGACCGGTCTGGCACTGGTAGGTTGTGGTCCGGTTGACGTTGCGATCCGGCGCGAGGGTCTGGTCAGTGAGGACGAGGCTCGTCCGGTCGAGTTCAAGGGTGGAGAGGATCGGCCCCAGCGGCGTCTCGATGGTGTCCGGGTTCGGACCACGCAGAGTGATCGTCGTGTCGGTGACGCGGTAGAGCCGCTTGGTGCCCTGGCCATCGTCATAGCGGCTGCGCTTGAGATCGATGTTTAGGCGTTTGACCGAGCCATCGGCTGCCGTGCAGGTGAAGCCGGTAGGTGTGGCGTCAGCTGCCCATGTTGGCGCCGGGGCGAGCATCGCCAGTGCTACGAAGATCTTCCAAGCCATGCCGTCCCCCCGAAATACCTTCCGGGGTTTCAGCACAGCGAGAGCTTCAATAGCAAGGCGGTATCTCGGTTCCTAAGGGTCACGGTTAGCTCTAGGTTGCCCGTTCGATAGTCCAATTTGGGAATGACGTTCAGGTAGTCGTCCTCTCGACCAATCCCTTAGGTGATCCTGAACCACCAGTTTGAACCGGCGGGTCGTTTCGCTGGCTAGTTCGTCTGCGAAGTCAAACAGTTTTGCTTTCATCTCAGGTGAATAGGAGGGCAATTCGAACCGCACGCCATTGAGTTCGATGAGTATCGGCGTGTGGACCTTCCCGAGCTGTTCGCAAATGCCCTCATCCAGTCTGGTGCGGAAGACCGCTTTGTGGGGCGGCTGGTTCATCGCTGAACACTCTGGAAGCCTAGGCACTCGGCCTTGAGATTGTCGAACGCCGCTTTGATTGTGGAGGACTGGTCGCAGTCGCTCCAAAGGGCCTCCAGCTGGTCGCGATCTAGGACGAGGTTCCAGCGCAAGCCGATCCTGATTTTGAACTGCTCAGGTCCACATACGAACGTCTCGCACTTAATGGACAGGGCCTTGGCCAATGCCCTCTCCACATCAAAGCACATGACATCTGGAGG